AAAGCCGAAGAGGAAGAGGCAGCCACAGAGCTTGTAAAAGTAAAAGCACAGCGCCGTTTCCTTGACAAGGAATTAAACCAGATTAAGGATACTGGGGACGAATACGCAGTAAGCAGAGAACGTGCAGCAGTTCTGGAAGAGGCAGGCGTAGCAGCAGTAATAGAAGAGTAAGAAAGAGGGTGCAGGCTATGGCAGCAGATACCACAACATTAACCGAGAAGATGCGGGCGGCGCTGCGTATCAGTAGCACCAGTGAGAAAATCACAGAGGAAATAAACGACTGTATAGCCGCCTGCAAAGCTGATTTGAAAAACGACGGCGTAAAAGTAATAAAAGAGACAGACGAGCTGATTATAAGAGCAATTACGCTGTACTGTAAGGCAGAATTTGGCTTTAACAACAATGCGGAACAATTCAGAAAGTCATACGACGCACTTAAAATGCGCTTAGCTTTATCGGTGGAATACAACACAGCGCCGGAAGTGTCGGAAGCGGACACGGACGGCGCAGAAAGCGAGGTATAAGCGGTGGAGTGGCAGGACGAATTAACGCTTATTGCAGAAACAGCAGCAGAAAACAGGGTAAATAAAAACGGCTTTGCAGTAAAGCCGGAAGAAAGCGCCTGCACTGTATTCTGTAACAAAAAAACAGTAGGATACAGCGAATATTTTAAGAGCCAGCAGACAGGAAAACTGGTAGAGGCAAAGTACGAGGTACACAAGGCAGATTATGGCGGCGAGGACGGAGTAGAAGGAAACGGGCGGCGCTATTTTGTACTTAAGACCTACGATACAGGAACAGACACCATAGAGCTTACGCTTACAGATTTACGCAACAGAAACGAGGTGTAAGCATGGGAGAGTTTAACACAGTCGGGCTGGAAGATATTATAGACGCTTTCAGCCGGAGAGAGGCGGCTACAGTTGAGGCAGTCCCCAAAATGCTTAAAGCTGGTGCTGATGTGCTGATAGAGGCACAGAGAGCAGAGGCACAGGCAATGGGACTGAATGAAACGGGCGGTTTTATCAATTCCATAAAAGCTACGGACGTAAAGGGCGACGATACGGAGAAATACGTAGAGATATACCCACAGGGACGGGCAAAGCATGGAAACGACAGAAAAGGAGATAAAAGCAAGGTGCGCTATGCAACAATCGGCTTTGTGGCAGAGTACGGCACAAGTAGCCACGCTGCACGCCCTTATATGACAGTGGCAAACGAAAAGGCGCACGAAAAGGTAGTAGAGGCACAGCGCAGTATATGGGAGAGTGAAACAGGCGAATGAGTATACAGGAGATTTTAGAAAGCGCAGGGTTGCCAGCCCAGAGAGGCGTTTACACTGGACGGGATAAGCCAGACGCATATTATACGTTTCTGCGGCTGCTGGGTACGCCTGCGGTAAATGCAGACGACGAAGAGAAAGAGCGCAGGGAAATGTATAGAGTTACGCTTTTCCATAAGGGCGATTTTGAGGCGCAGCTTGATAAGACAAAAGAGGTATTGAAAGCAGCAGGCGTTTATATCAACAGCATAGACGCAGAAAGCTACGAAACAGAAACGGGGTACTGGTTAGTGCCTATCACAGTCGAGATTTTGAAAGAGGAGTGATTAAACAATGACACTGGGACTGAAAGATTTATATTACGCCGTATGCACAGAGGCAGACGGAGCAGAGAGCTACGGGACACCTAAGAAAATGGCAGAGGCAATGAGCGCCGATTTATCCGTAAAGACAGCAGACGGCAGCTTGTATGCAGACGACACATTAAGCGAGAGCGTCACGGAGTTTGCAAGCGGAACGCTTAAGCTGGGAATTAAAGACCTTACGCCGGAAGTGCTGGCAGAGCTGAAACGGCAGCAGCGACACACAAGGGAACGGTGATTGATGGCAGAAAACATTTCACGCCGCAGCATGGCGGCACTGCACTTTGAAAATTAAATACGGAGGTACTATGGAGCATATCAGATACAAGAAAGAAACCGAAGTCGTGACTTTTCAGGGAAAGGAAATCACGCTGGAAAATCTCTCCCCGGTGTTCACGCCGGAGCAGGAAGCGGCAAAACGCCGAGAGCTGGAACAGCAGCTTTATGAGGTGTTCCGCAAATATGCCGATAAGCGGCAGAAAGAGGAAGCCGGGGCATAAGGTTTTCCAAAGCCATCGTTGATTTGCGGAGCTGCTGGCGGTATAATGAAACTGTCAGCAGCTCCGTTTCTTTTTTAAGAAAAGGAGCGACAATATGAACAATCGAATAGACGCAATCTATGCAAGACAATCGGTAGACAAAAAGGACAGCATTTCCATTGAAAGCCAGATTGAGTTTTGCAAATACGAATTGAAAGGCGGGAACTGCAAAGAGTACAAGGACAAAGGGTATTCCGGGAAAAATACGGAGCGTCCACAATTCCAACAGCTTATGCGGGATATTGAAAGCGGCCTTGTGCGGAAAGTGGTGGTTTACAAGCTCGACCGCATCAGCCGTTCCATTCTCGACTTTGCGAAGATGATGGACTTCTTCCAAAAGTACGAAGTGGAGTTTGTGTCCTCTACGGAAAAGTTTGATACCTCCACCCCGATGGGGCGGGCGATGCTGAATATCTGTATCGTGTTCGCCCAGCTTGAACGGGAAACGATACAGAAGCGGGTGCAGGACGCATGGTACTCCCGCTGTCAGCGGGGCTTCAAAATGGGCGGCAAAACGCCCTACGGGTTTCGGACAGAGCCTTATGTGATGGACGGGGTGCGCACAAAGAAGCTGGTAATAGAGCCAACCGAAGCGGCCTTTGTCCGGCAGATGTATGAGATGTACGCTGACCCGCAGGTATCGCTGCATGACATTACAAAGAAGCTGACGGCGGACGGTATGCGTACTTATCATGGCAGGCCGCTGTCAAGGGCTACTTTGAGCGTTATTCTCCGCAACCCGATTTATGTCATGGCTGACCTCGACATATACGAGTTTTACAAAAGCCAGGGGACGGATATTTACAATGACGCCACCGACTTTGCCGGGACAAACGGCTGCTATTACTATCAGGGCAAGGGGAATACAGAGGACAAGCACAAGCACCTGCAAGGACAGACGCTGGTACTGGCTCCACATGAGGGGTTTATCCCATCGGAGCTGTGGCTGAAATGCCGGAAGAAGCTGCTTGCCAGCCACACCTACCAGCCCGCAAGGAAAGCCCGGAACACATGGATGGCGGGAAAAATCAAATGCGGGAAATGCGGCTATGCGCTCATGTCGGCGCACTCCAACGGTATTCTTTACCTGCGCTGCACCGTCCATGCGGACAGCAAGGCGTGTCCCGGCTGCGGGTGCGTGAAGCTGCACGAACTGGAAGCGGTGGTCTATGGGGCTATGGTGAAGAAGCTGAAAGATTTTAAGACGCTGACAGGCCGGAAAAAAGCGGCGAAAATCTCCCCGAAGCTGGAGGCAAAGCGGCTGGAACTGGCGCAGGTGGAAAGCGAGATTGAAAAGCTGCTTGACACGCTGACGGGCGCAAGCCCTGTTTTGCTCTCCTATGCCAACAGCAAAATTGAGGAGCTGGACGCAAGGCGGCAGTCCATTGCCAATGAGATTGCAAAACTCTCTGCGGACGCTGTGCCGATGGAGAAGATGGAAAGCATTTCCGGGTATCTGGATGACTGGGAGAATGTCAGCTTTGAGGACAAGAGGCAGGTGGTGGACGCACTGATAACGGTCATCCGGGCAACAAATGAAAAGGTAGAAATTGAATGGAAAATCTGACGGGTTAATCCCCACCGTACCTATCCCTTTTGTGCTCTTGTCTATAATAGTGAAAGGTAGAATCCAACGGCAGTATTCTTACCATGCAGGACCTGAGAACTCTGGCGGTCAGCGCGGGGGCAGATTGCTGCCATGTGGTCGGCGCGACCAGTGACGCAGAACTGGGCCGCTTCTATGCGGAAAACGGCTTCATGGAGGAACTGGACGGTCTATCCGACGATGTGTTCGAGATGCTGGACTTTGGCAAAATCGGCAAAGCCCTGCGTACCGGCGAAAACGGCACATTCACACGGAGCGGCTATGTGGTGAAGCACAGTGAACTGGTCACCGCACCACCCTGCGCCAAGGAACTTCCCGAAAAGCCGGAATATCTCTTCCGGCTCACTCTTGGCCTTCATCCCGACCTCGAAGATGACCGCACCGTCACGCTGGAATTGCCTGCGTCTGCTGAAGCATTGAGGGAAGTGCAGAAGCAGCTCGGAGCGGACGGCTGGGAGGGTGCTATGGTTCTCGACTATGACGGGATCATCCCACAGGCGGCAGAGTTTGCTGACTTGCCAATGGAGCTGGATGCCTTCAACGATTTTGCGGAGGCAGTGGAGGCTATGCCTTCCCGCGAAAAACAGATCCCGAAGCTGAAAGCCCTGCTGGAGCATTTCGAGGTAACGGATCTGGCTACTGCTGCGGGCCTTGCCGAGCATATCGGGGATTACATCCTCACGCCGGAGATCAGTTCGCCGCAGGAGGCGGCCATTGATGAACTGAACTTCACAATGGATGCCCACTCGGCGGAACTGCTCCTGCCTCATGTAAATCTCTTCACCTACGGGAACGAGATCATCAAGGATGACAATGCTGCACTTACCTCCTACGGCCTGCTGCATCGGGAGGACTATCAGCCGATGCAGACTCCGGTGCAGGAAACTCAAGAACAAGCAATGACGATGGAATAAGCAAAGGACCTAATCGAGCCACTATGGAAATGCGTAATGCCGTTTTTAACGACACTGACTTGCAACATATGTAATGAAATCCTCCGGCGTGAGTGTGTCGCCAGCATGAGGAATCGCGTTCCATCTTTTCTGTATGGCAGGGTCTGGATTACACATCGCCGCTATCATCGCCAGCCGAATCTCTTTCCGCACTTCTTCCACGGTAGTATGGTTTTTGCGAGCCACTTCTCGCAGTGCTGCTTCGGCGCAGATGTTCTTTCTCTTCATAGAATCACTCCTTGCTGTTTTTTGAACGGAAACCGTTCTTTTAGAACTATAATAGCATAGGAGCTTTGAGAGAAAACGTCGAACTCTGTCGAAAAAAATAGAGGCTTGCAAAAAGTGCAAACCTCTGTGCCGCTTATCATTTCAACTCTGCAATCAGGGCATCCAGTACGTTCATTACCTTACGCTGTCCTTCTGGAGAAAGCATCTTAAGTCGTTCGGAGATTTCCGTGGCATGAAGCATTGTTGCCGTGTTCAAGTCATCTTGAAGGAGTTCATCTGTTCCAATATTGAGTGCATTGGCGATGGCGACCAACTTCTCCAGTTTTGGAGCCTTCACGCCTCGCTCTACTACACTCATGTGATCAACGCTGTAATCTACAGCGGCGGCGAGCTCTTCCTGTGTCATGCAGGCTTTTTCACGGGCTGCTTTGATTCGTTTTCCCAACGCTATCTGGTCCATACAGTAGTCTCCTTTAGAACGGTATCCGTTCTTAAAGTATATGGGAGATGCGGTATGTTTCACAGGAGCATATAGAACGCTGTCCGTTCTGAATGAACGGAATGGATAAAAAATATCACAGCAAGGGGCCGTATTCCCGGACGGGGAAAAGCGGCCCCTTCTTTTTTGCGCTCTTTTTGTCTCCTATTCCGGGATAACGGCTCCGGAAAGGAGGAACTGTGGCAATCAACGAAGCCCTTGCGGAATATCTTGCGCTTTACCACAAGGGTGAAGTAAATGCCGTCACCAGCCGGGAGTTGGAGTGCAGCTTCCAAATGCGTGGTTCTGAGCTGCGCCGGGAGATCAACGCCCTGCGCGGTGACGGCATTCCCATTTGCAGCTTTGAGGGCGGCTACTATTACGCTGCCACTGCCGAGGAGCTGGAGCGCACCATCCGGCAACTCCGCAGCCGAATCAAGAAGATCGCATTTGCGGAGCGCGGCCTGTCCAGTGCTTTGCCGGACTATGTAGATACCGGTCAGCTTTCTCTCCCGCTGGATGGGGGTGATGCCCCTTGAACAGCTTTATCCCATGGGTGGGCGGCAAGAGCAAGCTGCTGTGGATCATCAACAAGATGGCGCCGGATCACTACAGCCGGTTCATTGATGTGTTCGGCGGCAGCGGCACGGTGACCATGAGCCGTCCCATCCAGCAGGGTTGTATGGAGGTCTACAACGATTTCAACAGCAATCTCACGAATCTCTTCTGCTGCGTGAAAAACCGCCCCTTAGCGCTGCTGGCGGAATTGGGCTTTCTGCCTCTGAACACGCGGGATGATTTCAATGTCCTGTACAAGTTTCTCTCCAAGGGCGAAATCACGGATGACTATCTGCAGGAAGAAATGGAACTGACTGAGATCCTGCTCAAGCCGCCCGAGGCCGAAGCTATCCGCACTCTTCTGCTGGAGCGTGCTCCCCGCGGAGATGTCCGCCGTGCCGCAGATTTCTTCAAACTGGTTCGGTACAGCTTCAGCGGCAGCTCTAAATCATTCGGTGGTAAGCCCTGCGATATCCGCCGCTTCTTCCACCTGATTTGGGAGTGCTCTCGCCGGCTGGCGAATGTCATTGTGGAGAACAAAGACTTTGAGGATGTCATCCGCCAGTATGACCGTGGTGACGCATGGATCTACTGTGACCCGCCGTACTTTGAGGCCGAATGCTATGAGGTAGCCTTCCCAAAGGAAAATCACCAGCGGCTCCATGACACACTCCTGAACTGTCATGGGTATGTCATGGTGTCCTACAACTACTGCCCGTACATTTGCGAACTGTATCAGGAGTTCTACATTTTCCGCGTTGTACGCCCCAACAGTATGTCCCAGACGGCGGGCAGCGAATATGAGGAAGTTATCATCACCAACTATGATCCTCGCAAAGCCTGCTGGCAGCTCAGTTTGGAGAGCCTGCTGAACTGCGGCAGCGAGGCCCGGTATGAACTGATCCATGAGCCGGAAAGACCAATCAAAACGACAAATTAAAGGAGGATACCATATGAAGTTTATCAATTACACCAATGACGGCAGGGTTGTTGTTCAGCACGCCGCCCTGATCCTGAGCAAACTCGATGAGACTGACACACTGGAGCTTCACACGATGGACAACGCAATCATTCTTCTCAAGAAGGATATGACACTGGTCGAAACGAGAGATGTACTGCAGGGCATGGTGCGTCTCGCCCGCAGTATGACCTTGGACGCACTGTGCAATTCGGATGCGGAGGATAAAACTCCGCTCGTTGATGAGAGCGTCGATGACGAGTATGAGGATACGATCACGATTCCGGTTCCCCTCGAGGCGTTTGGGGATGCAGGACTTCTGGGCAAGGATCTGCACATCCAGGTCATCGACGGTGCCGTGGTCATTACCGAGGATACGGATGATGAGTAAGGATCACGAGTATCTCTATCCCTACTCGGCACAGGAGGCCAAGAAAAGAAATCAGCTTTCCATGTGGCGCGAGAGTTACCACGCCAATGTTGCCTGCCGGAATGCCATCGAGGAGACGATCCGTCAGAACTTCGATGGAATGCACCTAAAGAAGGACTGCCTTGAACCTGTGCTTGCGGAATATGGCTACAAGCGCACGGAATGGGTACTGGCCACCACCCTGCAGGAACTTTCCTGGGACGGGCGTTTCAGCAGAGCAAACAAGCAGTGGGCGGCACGACGATATATTCCGCAGGACGAGCGGCACAATGCCGAGATCACTGTCCGAAGCCATCCCGCCATTCTGGATGGCTTCGTCGACCTCTATCGGAAAGCGTATCAGAAGCTGGGGCTGTTTGGCCCCGAGCATTGCGTCGGTGACCGTGCCGAGCAGGATTACATCGGTAAGGTACTGGTACTTAGCCCTGATACGTTGAAAGAGTCCTGCTGGAGCCAAAAAAACCAGCTGTGGTATGCCCACGACGGCTTCGGATGCAGTCCCCACGCTATTGGGCGCTCGGTGCGCTGCACTTGTCTGAGTGACGGTGAAATGACCAGGTGGAACCGGGATGAGTTTGTCGGCGTGCTGGATGAGAAATTCCTGCCCGATTGGGCCAAAGAGAGTTTGTCGCAGTTTCAGCAGGAAGAAGCCGCCGAATCCCCCGGTATGAACAATCAATCTATGTAACAGGAAGGAGAAAAAATCTATGGCAGCAACGCAGAAGAAAAAGCAGCAGGAAGCCCCTGCGCCCCAGGTCGAGGCGAGGATCGACCGTATGGTGGACGGCGACTACAAAACCAAAGCCTATGCCAGCGTTACCATCGCCGGCGCATTTGCCGTCCACGGCCTCCGTGTCATTGAGACGGACAAGGGGCGCTTCATCTCCATGCCCCAGGAGTCCTACAAGAAAAACGGCGAGACGGTGTATAACGACACCTTCCATGCCGTCACCGCCGAGGCAAGGACTGCGCTGGTGGATGCGGTCAACGATGCTTACGAGCAGAGGCTGCAGGAACGCATGGAGCAGAGCGAGGACGCACCCGCTCAGGGCATGGAACAGCAGATGTAA